CCCCCGCCCTCACCGCCGCCGCACAACCCGTCACCAGCCCCCGCACCGAACTCATCCGCACCCCCGACACCTGGCAAGAAGAAGCCTGGGGCTACCACGACACCCTCGGCGAATTCCGCTACGCCGTCGACTGGGAAGCCAAGATGCTCTCCCGCGTCCGGCTGTACGCCGCCAAGCTGGAGCCCGGCGCCGACGAACCCGTCCGCGCCAAGGCCGGCACCGCCGTCGACATCATGACCACCTTCGCCGGCGGTGCCGCCGGGCAGGCACAGATCATGGACGGGCTCGGCACCCAACTCGCCGTCCCCGGCGAGGGCTACCTCATCGTCGAGGCCGTCAACGGCGTCGAGAAGTGGAGCGCCCGCTCCATCGACGAGGTGCGTGCCGGGCGCGGCGGGTACGAGGTCATCGACGAGACGAACCCGCGCTCGGGTGTGTCGTGGCGGCCCCTGTCGCGGGAGTCGCTGGCGCCGATCCGGGTGTGGCGGCCGAACAAGCGTTACCACCACCTCGCCGACTCCCCGGCGCGGGCTGCGCGGTCGACGATGCGTGAGCTGGAGTTGGTGAACCGGCACATCACCGCCCAGTACCTCAGCAGGCTGGCGTCGGCGGGGGTGGTGCTGTTCCCGGAAGAGATCACGTTCCCGGTGCGGGAGGAGTTCGCGGACGCCCCGGACCCGTTCATGGCGGAGTGGGTGGAGATCGCGGCGGAGGCGATCCGGACGCCGGGGACGGCGGCGGGTGTGGTACCGATCCCGATCAAGGTGCCTGCGGAGTACGTCGACCGGATCAAGCATCTCGACTTCACGCTGAAGATCGACGACAAGATCATCGAGAAGCGTGACAGTGCGATCAAACGCCTCGCGACCCAGCTCAACGTGCCGCCCGAGGTGCTGCTGGGGATGGGGGACCTCAACCACTGGAACGCCTGGGCCGTCGACGAGACGTCCCTGAAGGTGAACATCGCGCCGGACGCGGAAACCATCTGCCAGGCCATCACCTCCGGCTACCTCCAGCCCCGCCTCAAAGCCTCCGGCGTCGAGGACTGGGCATCCTGGGTCGTCTGGTACGACATGTCCGAACTCACCCTCCGGCCCGACCGCTCCGACAACGCGATCAAGCTGTACGACCGCATGGAGATCGGCGGCGCGGCCCTGCGCCGCGAGACCGGCTTCGACGACACAGACAAGCCGACCCGCGAGGAACTCCGCGAGCAGGCCCTCAAGGTCATCATCAACACCCTGCCGTCCGGCGCGCCGTCCGCGCTGCCGCTTCTCACCGGCCAGCAGATCGACGTCAACACGACCAACCCCGGCGCCCCACCGCCGCGCCCCGCAGGTCAGCAGCAGCCCCCACCCGAGGAGACGCGGGAGGCGCCCGGGGGCGGGGAGCCGCCACCAGAGCGCGGCGAGCAGGCACGGCAGGATGCGACCGACGCCCGGCAGGCCCGCCTCGCACGGCAGGCGCAAGCGCTGCACGCGGTCAGGTTCGCGGCGGGCCGGCCGCCGGAGTTGCTGCACCCGGGGCTGTGTTCGCAGCACGCCTACTCGTGCCCGTTCACGCACGCCGCCCTGAAGCTGCACTCGTTGCCGCGGCCGGGCACGTCCGGCGTGTACGAGGCCAGGTTGGATGCGTTCGGCCGGTTCACGATCGGACGGCACGCCCCACTGATGGACGTGTCCGGTTTCTTTTCGACGACGACTCGGAGTTCGAATGGCCTCGCTCGTAGCCGCGGCTGACGGCTCGCACACGTCCGGCGCGATGATCGCGCTGATGCCCACGGCGGAGGACGGGGCCCGGCTGGCGATAGAGGGCGGCGAGGCTGCTGAGCAGTTGCACTGCACGCTCCGGTATCTGGGTAAGGGCGTCGACTTCGACGAGTCCGCGCGTACTGCGATCGTGGACTCGGTACGGCAGTTGGCCGAGGGGATGCCGCCGGTCAGGGCGAAGCTGTTCGGCGCCGCGCACTGGAACGGCAACGGTGACGAGCCGTCGTGGGTGTGGTCGGTCGGAGACGACCCGGAGCATGGCCCGTCATTGGATGCGGCACACGGCATGGCGGAAGAGGCGTTGCTGATGGCGCCGATGGACGTGGAGTTGCCCGCGCCGCATACGCCCTGGGTCGCGCACGTCTGTGCAGCGTATTCGTCCGAACTGGACTTGATCATCGCGTTGGAGGAGCGGCTTGGGCCGATCGTCTTCGACCGGGTGCGGGTGGCGTTCGCCGGGGACTACACGGACATCCCCCTCGGTGAACCCGTCACCGCGGCAGCCGGGCCGCTGCGCCGTCAGCTCACCGACCTGGAGACCCGCTCCCGCGCCGACTTCGCAGAGCTTGACCGGGCCTGGCACGAGGCCGTCGACGGCACCCTCGCCGACTGGGCAGACATCCAGGCCGCGCAGCGCGCGCAGATCACCGCCGCCGTTCAGGCCGCCGCCGAAGCCGACAACCTGGCTGCGCTGGACGACCTCACCGTGGACACCGGTCTGGCCGCGGACCTGCTGACGGCGCGCATGATCCGCTACGCGCGGGAGGCGGGCGAGGCGCAGCAGGCGGAAGCCGAGGCGCAGGGCGTCACGGTGCCGGAGTGGTCCCTCGACGACGAGGCGATCACCGCGGCGGCGTTCCGGGATCGGATCCGGCAGGTCGCCCGCACCACCGCCCGCCTCCTCGGCGCCAACCTCGTCGCCTCCGGCGTGAAACGGGCCATGCGCCTGTTCGGCTCCGGCAGCCCCGACCAGGTCGCGGCCCAGGTCGACGAGCACCTCACCAGCCTGTCCGACGCCAGCGTCCGCCAGGCCATCGGCGGCGCCATGTCCGCCGCGCAGAACGAGGGCCGCATGACCGTCCTCGCCGTCGCCCCCCGCGGCACCTACGTGAGCACCGAGGCCCTGGACACCAACTCATGTCAGCCGTGCCGTCAGGTCGATGGCACCCGGTACGCCTCGCTCACGGAGGCGCGCGCCGCGTACCCGACGGGCGGCTACACCCACTGCGAGGGCGGCGACCGCTGCCGCGGGTTCGTGGTCGCGGTGTGGAACGAGGACGAAGACACCGAACAGGCAGCCGGAACGATCATGGCGTTGGCAGCGGCCACAATCCCACCGACCGAACACGAGCAGGGAGGCACCGTGTACCGCACAGTGCAGGACCACCCGGACTGCGGTGCCGAAACGCCGTGGGCCGTCGTCGACGACGAAGGCGAACTCCAGGGCTGCTACGCCACCCAGGAGGAAGCCGACACGGCGTGCGCCGGGATGCGCGACGATGACACCGGCCAGCCCGGTGACGACGGCGACGAGAGCATGGACTACGCGGGCGACACCGCCCCCTGGGAGGGCCCCCTCGCCCTCGAAGGGCAGGTCACCGGCGACGGACGCGAGTTCGCCCCCGGCGCCCTCACCTGGGCCGACCTGCCCGTCCCCCTCCGCTGGAACATCGAGGACTCCCACGGCGGGGAGGCCCGCACCAAGGCCGTCAACGTCGGCCGCATCGACCGGGTGTGGCGCGACGGCAACAAGATCATGGGGGCGGGTGTTCTCGACCTGTCCGACGACAACGGCCGCCGCGCGCACGCCAAGATCAAGGGCCAGTTCCTCCGCGGCGTGAGCATCGACGCCGACAGCATTGGCGACGCCGACGTGGAGTATGTGTTCCCCGACGACGTCAACGCCGGCACCGGCGAGGGCGAAGAGCCGGACATGTTCGAGATGCTGTTCGCGCAGCCGGAGAAGGTGATTTTCCACGGCGGCCGCATCCGCGCGGCGACGCTGGTGGACATCCCCGCGTTCGCCGAGGCGTACATCGCCCTCCTCGACCAGGACGGCGCGGTCGTGGCCGGCGGGCAGCCGGTCACCGCGGCGGAGTTGGAGACGCTGCGGGTACAGGAGATGGGCGCGGTCGGCACCCACGACACCGCCACCACCGACGGCGACTGGGACGGCCCCGCGAACGAGAAGCGCCTCGATGGCCCGCTGACCGCGGACAAGGCGCGGGCCGCGTACGCCTGGTACGACGGCAGCGCGCTCACGGACGGCGAGATGCCGAAGTCCGCGGCGAAGTTCATCCACCACGAGATCGGCGAGGACGGCGCTGTCGGCGCGGCGAACCTCACCGCCTGCTCCGCGACGATCGCCGCCCTGCACGGCGCGCGCGGCGGCGCGAACATTCCGGAGGCGGACCGGCGCGGCGTGTACGACCACGTCGCGGCCCACCTGCGGGACGCGGGCAAGGAGCCGGAGCCATTCCGGGCGCTGCACGCCGTCACCGCGGGCGCGGAGCTGTGGCGTCCTCCGGCGGGGTGGTTCGCCGACCCGAAGCTGTCCCTGCCGACGCCGATCACGGTGACGGACGAGGGCCGGATCTACGGGCACGCCGCGCAGTGGGGCTCCTGCCACATCGGGCAGGACGAGGTGTGCGTGCAGCCCCCGCACGAGGACGACCACCCCTACTACCGCACCGGCGAGGTGGTGTGCGCGGACGGCAGCCGGGTGGCGGTCGGTCAGATCACCGTCGGGACGGGGCATGCGCCGCTGCACTACGGGGCGGTCCCGGCAGCCGAGCACTACGACAACACGGGTGCTGCGGTGGCGGATGTGGCGGTCGGCAACGACGAGAACGGGATCTGGGTGGCCGGTGTGGTGCGGCCGGGTGCGGATCCGCTGCGGGTGTACGAGTTGCAGGCGGCGGGCCAAGTCAGCGGTGACTGGCGGCGGATCGGCGGGCAGCTCCGGCTGGTGGGGCTCCTCGCCGTCAACGTGCCCGGCTTCCCGGTGCCGAAGATGCGGGCCCGGGTCGCGTCGGCTGCTCCCGATGGTGGCGAGAAGACGGTGCGGGCGCTGGTGGCGGCGGGTCGTCCGACGGTGGCGTGGGGCCGCTCGCAGTCGGATCTGGAGCGGGATGCGGTGCGGATCGTGATGCGGATGCTGTCGCGTCGCGTACACCCCGGGGGGAGGTGATCGGTTGTGTGCAGTTGCAACAAGAGGCGTAAGCCGACGACTCCGCCGCCACCCCCTCCGGGCGCCTGACCTTTAGAAACACCGGTCCGGCAAAGAGAATTGACTCTTTGCCGGACCGTGTGCTATGCGCTAACCTCCGTGATTAAAGGGGCGTTGATATGCCCACACCCACCCCTTCGATCACGGAGGACCCCGTGGCAGACGAGCTGTTCACCGCCCCGTCCGACCTCACCCTGGCGTCCGACACCGACCTCGCCGACCTGGAGACCCGCGCCGTCGGCGAGTTCGAACGCGTCTCCGCCATCGACAACGTCGACCCCGACACCCTCGCCTACGCGATGCGCCTCACCGACGACCTCGACCGCATCCGCGCAGAACTCCGCGTCCGCGAGGTCCGCGCCGAGCAGCAGGCCCAGATCCAGCAGGCCCGCGTCGCAGACCAGCTCTCCCAGCTCCAGGCCCGCGTCCACGGCGCCCCCAACGCCGCGCAGCCTGCCGAGCCCACCCCGGCCATCGACGCCGGAGCCATCGCCGAGGCCACCGCCCAAGGCGTCACCGCCGCGCTCTCCGCGTTCATGATGGACCGCCGCGGCGGCACCGTCCGCCCCGAAGAGATCGCCCGCCGCGCCACCGCCAGCCTGGCCGAGACCGCGCAGCACGCCCCCAAGCCCCACGTCCCCACCCAGCGCCTCGCGATCACCGCCTCCGTCGACATCCCCGGCGTCGCCCACGGCGGCGACCTCGCCACCTTCGACTCCGTCGTCGACGTCGTCAGCCGCAAGGCCAAGAGCATGGCGGTCACCCGCGGCAACCCCAACTACCAGACCATCGCGTCGATCCGGAACGACTTCTCCCACGCCATCGACGACCGCACCAAGCCCGCCGAGGTACAGGAACTGTTCCGCTACCTCACCAACCGGGACGGCATGGACGCCGAGGCGCTCGTCGCCGCCGGCGGCTGGTGCGCCCCGTCCGAGACGCGCTACGACTTCTTCAACATCGCCGGCAGCTCAGGGCTGATCGACCTGCCCACGTTCGGCGTCACCCGCGGTGGTGTGCAGTTCCCCGTCTCCCCGTCCCTGGCCGACGCCATCGGCGGGGTCGCGTTCGCCCCGTTCGCCGCCGGAGCAATCGACGGCGACACCGTGCCGTGGCTGTGGACCGAGGCCGACGACATCGCCGCCGCCACCGGCTCCCCCACCAAGCCGTGCGTGCGCGTGCCATGCCCCGACTTCGACGAGGAGCGGCTGGAGGCGTACGGCATCTGCCTCACCGCAGGCAACCTCGCCAACGACGCCTACCCCGAGGCCACGGCGAACATGATCCGCCTGCTGATGGCCGCCCACGACCACGCCATCAACGCCCGCCTCATCGCGCTCATGGTCGCCCGCTCCAGCGGCGCCACCACCATCGGCGGCCAGACCGACGACTCCGCCGCACCCCGCATCTTCAACGCCGCAGCCCTCGCCGCGACCGACTACCGGGCCCGCTACGGCATGGCCCTGGAAGACGTCCTGGAGATCGTCCTCCCGGCGTGGGTCCGCGAGGTCATCCGCGCCGACCTGGCGTGGAAGGGCGGCGTCGACCTCACCGAGGTGTCCAACGCCGACATCGACGCCAAGTTCACCGTCCGCAACGTCCGCCCGCAGTGGGTCGACGACTGGCAGGTCCGCGGGTCCTCCCAGTTCGGCCACAGCTCGAAGATGACCGTGTGGCCGACCACCGTGAACTTCATGCTGTACGCGGCCGGCACGTTCCTCCACGGCAACGGCATGAGCCTGGACCTCGGTGTCGTCCGGGACAGCGTGCTGAACGAGACCAACGACCACACCGCGGCCTGGTCGGAGGAGGCGCACCTCGTCGCCCGCGTCGGTCACGAGTCCCGCCTGTACACGGTTCCGTTCACCGTGAAGGGCAACTCGGGTGCGGCGTCGCCCGAGGCCGAAGCCCGCGTGTAACCCCCGCAACCGGTGCAATCTGACGAAGGGTGGTGAGCGCCGATGGCACGCCAACTCATCGACCTGCCCACGGCGTTCACCCCCCAGCCGCACGGGCTGTGGGACACCGTGCAACACCCCGGCCCGGACAGTGTCCACTGGCAGAACGGCGTCACGTGGATCGAACGCTGCCCGACCGGCGGCGCCACGTACGACGAGTGCCTGTCGTTCTCCGTCACCGGCACCGGCCGGGCGCCGGAGCCTCCGGCGAAGACGCCGAACGTCACGCAGGAGTTGCGGGGGGCGACGCCGTTCACGGTGGTCGCGGAGTTCCAGTGCTCGCCGGTTGGGCTGGGTGACGCGCAGACGGTGGCGCAGGACGCTCTCGCCCGTGTCGAGCAGCACCAACTGGAGCGCGCGTTCTGGACCGGGACGGTGGCCGGGGAGCCGATCGTGTACCCGCACCTGGCCGCAGATGCGGAGGCCGTGGACGGCGACGTGGTCATGCAGACGACAGCGACTCCGGTCGTCACCGGTGCTGACGTGGCGACCGCGCTCGGCGCGCTGGAGCAGGACTTGGCCGACTGCTACAAGGGCCAGGGCCTCATCCACGTACCCAGGTCAGCTCTGCCGACCCTGACCGCGTGGAAGCTCGCCCGCCTCGACGACTCCGGGCGGCTGGTCACCCCGAGCGGGAACCTCATCGTCGCCGGAGGCGGCTACCCCGGAACCGGCCCCGACGGCGCGGAACCCGCCGCGGGCACCACGTGGATCTACGCCACCGGCGCGGCTTTCGGCTACCGATCCAACGTCTATTTCACCCAGGTCCGCGACTCCCTGGACCGATCCACCAACACGCTGCGCATGCAGGCGGAGCGGACGTACCTGATCGGGTTTGAGTGTTGTTTGCTGGCCGCGCACATCGTCCTGGGCGTGCCCACCGAATAGGAGAGATCCCATGGCCACAGTCTCCACGTGCGCGACGCCCATCAAGGGCACGCACATGCGCATCATCGAACTCGACACGTGCGGCGTCCCCATCACCGGGGCGGGCGGGCTCGTCGTCGTCACCAAGGGCTTCGTGCAGGTCAACATGGAGCCGCAGTACGAGGACGGCACCGAGTTCTTCGAGCGGACCGCGGACGGCTCGCCGTGCGTGAACCAGAAGGACGACCCGACCCTGAAGCGCATCAACCTCACGAGCCAGTTCTGTGAGATCAATGTGTCCGGCGTCGCGCTCATGGTGTCCGCCCGGGAACTCACCACGGGCAACCCCACCACCGGCACCGGCTTCGCGGTCCGCGAGGGCAACCCCGACCGCCGCTACTCGCTGGAGGTGTGGCAGGAGGTCGCCGGGGCCGGGGCCTGCGACCCGTCCGGGCAGCAGCGGTTCATCTACAACGCCTGGCCGAACGTCGGCGCCACGCAGCTCGGCGCGTACATGGTCGAGAACGGCCGGTCGACGCTGGAGACCACCTCGGAGACGCGGGCGGCATCCCCACTGTGGCTGTCGCTGGTGGGCGACGACTACCTGCCATCGGGCGAGGCGATCGAGGACGACGAGCACTGGGTGTGGAACGTCACGACCACCGCTCCGCCGACGATCGCCTGCAACCCGACCGCACTGGCCGCATAACCCGGGGAAGGGGGAGCCGTGGCGCTTGCCCAGTACAGCGAGCTGTTCTGGTTCCCCTCCGGGGCCCTCGCCGCGGGCGTTCCGGCCAGGGTGTTCCAGCACCAGACGAACACCCTGGCCACCCTCTGGGCCGACTCGGGCGGGACGGTGCCGCTCACCAACCCGCTCCAGACGTCCGGCACGGGCCGCCTGGAGTTCTGGGCGGAGGAGGGCCGCTACTGGGTCCACATCGACTCGGAGGCATTCGAGATCGCCGTCGGCGCCGGAGCACAGCCCGCCACCCAGCAGGACATTGCCGACGAGGAGGCCCGCGCGGACGCCGCGTATGCGGCGCTCCTGCATGCGGCCCGGCACGCGGCGGCCGGCGCGGATCCGGTGACGCTGTCGCAGTCCCAGATCACCGGCCTCGCCACGGCCCTGGCTGCACTCGCTCCCCTGGCCGGAGCCACCTTCACCGGCGCGATCGTCATCGACGGCGCGAACCTCACCGTCATCGACACCGGCACCAAGGGCTACCGGCTCCGGCAGGACGGCAGCGACCTCGACCTTGAAGCCACCGGCGCCGCCCTGTTCCTGTCCGTGTGGTCCGGCACCGCCTTCGACGGCACCCAGCACCACTACCTCCGCCTGGAGTCCGGCACCCACATCGCGCACGCCTCCGGCATCTGGCAGTTCGCCGCCGGACCGTTCGCCGGGGCGGTGCACACCCTCGACGGCGTCAACGACCGCCTCGGCTTCCACGGCGCTGACCCGGTGGGGCAGGCCACCATCACCGGGTCCCGCGCGGACGGGACCGCGCTGGCGTCTCTGCTGACCGCCCTGGCCTTGCGCGGCGACATCATCGACAACACCGACCCGTGAGCAGGGAGTCGCCGTGCCTGTCATCAACCCGATCATCGTCCAGCCGTCCGGCAGCGGGGTCATGTCCGGTCCGTGCGGGGACTGGCCGGTGCAGTGGGTGTGCGACCTGGAGACCCTGAACCCGGCCGTGACCGGGGTCGCGGTGTCGATGGCGACCGAGACCTTGTGGGCGCTGACGGGGATGCGGTTCGGGCTGTGCGAGATCACGCTCCGCCCTTGCCGGGATGCTGGCGGCAGCGGCCGGTTCTACGACGACTTCGGGCCGCCGTGGACCGCCCGCCACTGGCCCATCCCCGCACTCATCGGCGGCCTGTGGTTCAACCTCACCTGCGGCTCGTGCTCGTCCGGCTGCGGCTGCTCGCGGCTGTCGGAGGTGCGGTTGCCTGCGCCGGTGTACGAGGTGACGGAGGTCGTCATCGACGGCGTCGTGCTTGCCTCGTCGGCGTACCGGCTGGACAACCACCGGGTCTTGGTGCGGACGGACGGCGGCCGGTGGCCGGACGGCAATGACCTGTCGGTGGACTCCGGGACCGGGGCATGGTCGGTGACCGCGCGGTTCGGGGAGCCACTGCCGGACGGTGCGGCGCTGGCGATGGGCGAGCTGGCGTGCGAGATCGCGAAGGCCGCGGACGGCGGCGACTGCCGCCTGCCGGCCGGGGTGCAGCAACTGGTGCGGCAGGGCGTGACGATCTCGTACCCGGACGTCGGGGAGCTGTTCCGGAAGGGGCAAACGGGCTTGTATCTGGTGGACATGTTCGTGGCGACGTGGAATCCGTCCGGGCTGCGGCAGCGCTCCAGGGTGTACCGGGTGGATGCGCCGTCGGTACGGAGGCCGGGACCGTGATCAGCGGCGAGTTGAAGTGGTACACGGTGGCGTCGCGGCTGGAGCAGGCCGTGTACGTGGCACTGACGGACAAGCCGGACCGGCACAGCGTAGTGCCGGGTGCGATCGCCTGGGATGCCTGCGACTGCGGCATGCTCGCCGTCAGCATCGCCCAGGTGTACCCGTCCGAGACGTTCCCCGCCCCGCAGGCAGCCCCGTTCGGCGCCTGCCAGGCACCGTACGAGGTAGCTGAGGTCGTCGTGCAGATCATCCGCTGCGCCCCGTCCGCGCAGGGCCAGGCACTGTGGCCCCCCGTGGCCGCTCTCGACGCCTCCGCCCGGCAGGTCGCCCGCGACGCCTACGAGACCCTGCACGCGGTCTCCGTGGAGCTGTGCGACATGAACGAGGCGCGGGACATCGCCGACTACCTGATCCGGCCGCAGGTCGCCCAGGGCCCGCAGGGCGGCTGTGTCGGCTCGGAGCTGCGCGCGCTCGTCTCCCTGCCGAGGAACTAGGCGATGGCTGTCATCCGGATCGACTGGGCGGCGGTGGACCGCATGCTCAACTCGCCGACGGGCATGGTCGGCCGGGACTGCCAGCAGCGCGCCGACCGCACCGCCGCACGCGCCCGGCAGTTCGCACCCGGCAGCATGAGCGAACGCATCGCACCGCCGGTCGTGCAGCCCGGTCCCGGGGGGCCGTCGGCGGACATCACTGTCAGGCATGAAGCCGTGGGTTACATCATCAACGGCACCCGCCCGCACCAGATCCGCCCCGTGCGCGCGAAGGCACTCCGCTTCACCGTGGGCGGCCGGGTCGTGTTCGCGAGGCTGGTGAACCATCCCGGCACGAAGCCAGATGACTTCCTGAACAAGAGCCTCCCCGCTGCCCTGTAGCTCCGGAATGATCAAGAACGGGGCGAACCTACCGTCACCCGCATGACCGACCTCCTCACACCCCCGACCACGGCCGCCGGCCCGCAGCCCGTCATGGCCGCCGCCCCGCCCGCCGCACGCGACTTCAGCAAGAAGCGCAAGCGCCTCACCTTCACCATCGAACCCGACACCTTCGAAGCCGCACCCGTGCTCCCCGGCGACGTCTTCGCCGAGTTCGTCACCCTCTACAACGACCGGGCCGACGTCGACACCTACCAGGAGCAGCACGACCTCCTGAAGCAGGCCCTCGCACTCGCCCTTCTCCCGGACTCCTGGCAGAGGTTCGCCGACCGGCTGAAGGACAAAGACAGCCCGATCGACGACGACCAGATGGCCGACGTCGTCCTCTGGCTGCTGGAGGAGTACGGGCTGCGCCCTACACAGCCGTCGCAGCCCTCATCGGATGGGCCTGCGAACCCGGCATCTGGCACGCCCTCGACGGAGAGTACGCCAGCCGAGGAGTCGACTTCGCAGCCCTCCCAGCCGATCGCTTCCTGAACGCGATCTACTTCGAGATGCTCCAGCGGCTGATCGTCCACGACGGGCAATCCGAGGAACACGCGCGCGCCAAGTTCGATGCGGACCTCGGTGTTTCGGCATGGGCCGTACCCGGACGTGAACGCCGCACACCAGAGCCCGTGGACGACGGCGCGCCCTGGTGGTGGCGAGGCGCCGAAGACGCCAGCCAGTCGTTCCTCGCATCGATGGGGGTGAGCCTCGGTGGCTGACCTGATCGGCACCGCAACCATCCGCGTCGATATGCCCACCACGGCAGCGGTGCGGCAGGTCCGGCGGTTCGCCTCACAAAGTGACACCCAGCTCCGCGGCCTGCAGAACCGGATCAGCACGGTCGCGCGGGAGATGCGCAGCATCGGGGACCGGACGATCGGCGTGACGGTAGACGACCGCACCCGCCCCGGCGCGACGTCCGTACGCGCGGCCGTCACCGACCTACAACGCCTCGGCCCGGTCCGGATCCCCGTCCAGATCACCGACGGCACCCGCCGCGGCGCCACCGCCGTGCAGACGACCGTTGCGCGTCTGCAACGGCTCGGCCCGGTCAAGATCCCCGTCACGATCGACGACCAGACCCGGGCCAGCGCAACCGCGACCACTACCGCCCTCGCACGGCTCCGCGCGCTCGGCCCGGTCCGGATCCCGGTCCAGGTCGTTGACGGAACCCGCCGCGGCGTCCGGGCCGTGCAGACCGCGGTGGCGCAGCTCCGGCGCCTCAGCCCCGTCCGGATCAGCGCGGACATCGACGTCGACGCAGCCGCCACCACCACGGCGTCCGCGGCCTTCCGCGACCTCCAGCAGGCTGCCCGCGGCACCGCCCGCGCGCTGGGCACGCTGGCCACCCGGGCGACGACGGCGACCGCCGCGCTTGTCGCGCTGGGCGCCGCCGCCCGCACGCTGCGCGGCGACATGGACGACCTCGACGGCAGTATCCGCCGCACCGGCGCCGGCATGACCGGGCTCCGCGGCAGGCTCGGCACCGTCAGCACCTCCGCGTCCAGCGCGGGCAGCGCCATGGACAAGCTGAAGACAGCGGCGCTGCTGCTGTCGCCTGCGCTGGTGCCGATCGCGGCGCAGGCCATCCACATCCTGCCCCTCGCGGGGGCGTTCGGCGCCGCGGCGGGCGCGGTCGCGGCGTTCGGTGTGGCCGTGGCCGGGCAGATCGGCTCCCTGTCCGAGGCGGCCGACGCGGAGAAGAAGGCCGCCGACGCGGCGGACAAGTACGGGGCCCGCAGTAAGCAGGCGGCCGAGGCGCAGGCCGCGCACCAGAAGGTTCTCGCCGGGCTGCCTCCGGCGACGCGTAAGGCTGCCGCGGGGCTGACGATCCTGCGGGACCAGTACCGGTCGTGGTCGGACGCGCTGGCGGCGGACACGATGCCGGTGGTCACCAAGAGTTTCGCGGTGTTCGGGGCGGTGCTGCCGAAGCTGACGCCGGTTGTGAAGGGCGCCAGTGGTGAGCTGAGCCGGTTCATGACGATCCTGGCCGGTGGGGTGCAGACCCGCGGCTTCGACCGGGTGATGGACCGGTTCGCACAGTTCTCGTCGGGGGTCCTCAAGCGCGCGAACGACGGCCTGATCCACTTCATGCGGACCCTCGACACCGGCAAAGCGTCCGGGGCGTTCGCGCAGGTGATGGAGTACGCGCGGGAGAACGGGCCCCTTGTGCGGGACGTCCTGTCGAACGTCAGCCAGGCGCTGGGGAACCTGCTGGAGGCAGCCTCGAACGTCGGGCCCGGCCTGCTGACGGTGGTCAACGCGCTGGCCGGTATCGTCGCCGCCCTCCCACCGGGCGCGATCACGGTGTTCCTCCAGGTCGCCATCGCGATCAAGGCGGTGCGACTGGCGGCGGCCGGGTTCGCTGCGGTGGGCCCGGCGGTCACCGCGTTCGCGACGGCGATCGGCGCGATGCGCGCCGCCGCGGCGGGCGCCTCGGGTGTCCTGCCGCGGCTGGCGGCGGGGTTCATGGCCCTGTCCCGCGCGGCCCGGATCGCGGTCGCGGGCACCGGCATCGGCCTGCTCGTGATCGCGCTCACGGAGATGGCGCAGATGGGCCGCCAGGCCCCGCCCGACGTCGACAAGCTGACGGGGTCGCTGGCCCGGCTGGGCAAGACCGGAAAGGTCGCGGGCGAGGCGTCGAAGGCGTTCGGCGCGGACCTGGGTGGCTTGTACGGCAAGGTGCAGGCGCTGACGGACCCGGGCACCGCGGACAAGGTGCAGCAGTGGGTGGTCAGCCTGGGCGGGCTCGCCGACTGGGACTCCACCCCGGTGAAGGAGGCGAAGGAGAACCTCGACGCGATCGACGAGGCACTGGCGGGGCTGGTGAAGAACGGGCAGGCGGACCTTGCTGCGGCGGCGTTGAAGCGGCTGACTGCGGAGTACGGCAAGGGCGGCCGGGACACCAAGCAGTTCACGAAGGAACTCGACGGGTACAAGGCCGCGATCGAGGACGCCAAGTTCGAGCAGGAGCTGGCGGCCGAGGCGATGGGCCTGTTCGGTCAGCAGGCGCAGTCGACGTCGGCGAAGCTGGCGGAGCAGAAGGCCAGCGCGGATGGGCTGCGGCAGGCGATCCAGGCCCTCAACGACGTGAACCGATCTGCGCTCGGGGGGATGATCGGGTTCGAGGCGTCCGTCGACGCCGCCGCGAAGGCAGCGAAGGAGAACGCCGGCTCTCTCCGCATGATCAACGGCGAGCTGGACCTGAACAGCCCGAAGGCGCAGGCTGCCGCGACCGCCCTGAACGATCTGGCGGCGAAGACAGACGAGGCCGCCGGCGCGGCGCGGGAGAGCGGCTCGTCCTGGGCCACGGTCAACGGCATCTACGACCGCGGTCGGCAGAAGCTCGTCGAGAGCGCCATGCAGATGGGCCTCACCCGCAAGGAGGCGAAGGCCCTCGCCGATCAGATCCTCAAAACGCCGGACAAGACGGCCCGCCTGAAGGGCGACATCCAGGACCTGGACAAGAAGGTCGACAAGGCGAAGAAGGACATCAAGTCCATCCCGCCGTCGAAGGTGTCCCAGATGAAGGGCACCATCTCCGACCTTGAGAAGAAGATCAAGGACGCCAAGGCGCGGATCAAGTCCGTGCCCGCCTCGAAGCGGTCCGATCTCCGCGCCAACATCAACGACCTGGAACGCAAGGTCCGCTCGGCAAAGGCGGCGCTGTCCAGCATCCGCAGCCGGTCGGTCACGATCACTGCGTTCGTCCAGTACAAGGGCCAGTCGATCGCGAAGGTGTCCGCCGGGCGCCTCGCTGCCGGTGGCCGCGTGAAGCGGTACGCGGGCGGCGGGCCGATCCAGTCGTTCCCGGACGGCGGCTACGTGCAGGGGCCCGGCACGCCGACGTCGGACAGTGTCCTCGCCCTTATGGGGTCGGGCGCGACCGCGCGTGTCGCGGACACCGAGTACGTCGTCCGCGGCGCCGCGGTCCGTCACTACGGGGTGCGGCTGTTCGACGCGCTGAACGCGATGCAAGTGCCCGCGCCGAAGCTGGCCGGTGGGGGCATGGTCGGGGCGGGTGCAGATGCGGGTGCGGGTCTGGCGGCCGGTCTGGGTGGTGCGGCCCGCGGGGTGGAGGCTGCGGCCCGCGCGTTGGCCGGGGCGGTGACGCGGGGGGTGCGGGAGGAGCTGCAGATCTCCTCGCCGTCCCGGGCGATGAAGGCCCTGGCCAAGGACGTCGGGAAGGGATTCATCCAGGGGTTGACGGACTCCCGCGACAAGATCAAGGCGGTATCGAAGGATCTCGCCGCGGATGTGCGGGCCGCGTTCTCCGGCCGTAAAGAGTCCAACCTCATCAAGATGATCAACCGGGAGACGAGCGAACTCCTGACCGCGGCGAAGAAACGGGACGCCGTTGAGAAGAAGATCAGCGACGCGAAGAAGTTCGCCACCGACACCGCTGCCCGCGCCCGCGACACCGGCAGCCTCGCCCGCATCGTCAGCCCGGAGTTCGCTGCGCCGCGAATGGTGGAGCAGCGCATGAAGTCGGCGCTGTCGCAGATCAAAGCCTTCACGGCGAACGTGGAGAAGCTGCGGAAGAAGGGCGTCTCCAAGGCCCTCATGCGGCAGATTCTGGAGCTGGGCCCGGAGCAGGGCGGCGAGTTCGCCAAGGCCCTGGCCGGTGCGGACGCGGCCACCATCAAGCGCTACAACAAGCTGCAATCGGACCTCGACAAGCAGTCGAAGAAGCTCGGCAACAAGGGCGCCGACATGCTCTACGACTCCGGGAAGAAGGCCGGGGAGGGCTTCCTCACCGGGCTGAAGGCGCAGCAGAAGCAGATCGAGAAGCTCATGTTGGACATCGCGAAGGGCATGCAGAAGGCCATCAGGAAGGCCCTCGGGATCAAGAGCCCCAGCCGGGTCATGTGGAACGTCGGCACCCTCAGCATGGACGGTCTGCGCGCCGGCCTCCTCCAGCAGGTGCCCGCCGTGCAGCGGGTGATGGACCGGGTGGCCGGGGCCGTTGCCACCGGCACGCCCGCCAGCCTCCCGCCGCCCGCCCACGGCGGAATGCCGAGGGGGCGGGGTCAGCAGCGGCCGGCGGGTGCTGGGGGGCCGCGTGAGCTGCACGTCCATGTCCACAACACCGGCGTGATCGGCTCGCAGTTCGAGGTGGAGAACTGGCTCGCCCGCTCCCTCGACCACCTCAGCCGCACCGGACGCCTCCCCGCCCCGAGGGCCGCCTGATGCCGCTGACAGAAGATCTCCAAGACGACTTCGACGACGGTGTCGTCGACACCGGCAAGTGGCCGTCGAACTACAACTCCGGCGGAGGCGGCGCCCCCAGTGAGGTCGGCGGCCGGGCCCGCGTGCCGTGCGACACCGGCTACGCCGCGTTCGCCAGCGACAACATCTACACCCTCGCAGACTCCCACGTCCTGGTGCAGATGTTCCCCCCGGCCGCGGGTGGCGCAGCATCGGAGGCGTGGGCGCAGCTCCTCGTCGCGTCGGCCACGGCAGGCACCGACCTGATCTTCGAGGTCGACGCCCTCGACGGACTGCTGACGATGGCGGTCCGGACCGGCTACTTCGACCCCGGCGCGGTCTCCATCGCCTACGACCCGGTCCAGCACGCGTGGCTGCGGGTCTCAGAGGCGGGCGGGACGCTGACGTGGGCGACGAGCCCGAACGGATCGACGTGGACCACCCGCCGCACCACCACCTCCCCGGCGTGGGTGGCGGACACGGACCTGGAACTCCAGCTCATCACCCACCGCGACTCGGGGACACCCGACTATGCGGAGTTCGACAACTTCAACGTCACCCCCTCCACCTCCGGCGCGGTGTTCGCCGACCTCACCGACACTTTCGATGACAGCGTGGTGGACCCGGTCAAGTGGCCCGACACCTACAACTCCGGGCCCGGCGGACTGCCCGTCGAGACCGGCGGACGCGCGCGGGTGCCGTGCGACACCGGGTTCGCGGCGCTGGCGTCGGCGGACATCTACCGCCTGGAGGGCTCGCACGCCCTCGTGCAGGCGTTCCCCCCGCCCGGCACCGGGATGCTGGACGCGTACTGCCAGCTCCTCATCCTGTCCAGTGTGGTCGGCACACAGATCGTCTTCGAGATCGACGCCATCACCCGCCTGCTGATGATGACCGTCCACGTCAACTACACCGACGAGGGCGGCCGCACCATCCCCTACGACCCGGCCGCGCACGCCTGGCTCCGCGTCCGCGAGGACGCGGGCATCCTGTACTGGGAGACCTCACCGGACGGCCGGACCTGGACCGCCCAGCACTCCGACACCGCCCCCGCGTGGGTGTCCGACAACGACCTCCAGGTCCAGCTCCTCGCGCACGGCTCCCCCGTCGTCACCGGCTCGCCCACGGGTGTGTACGCGGAGTTCGACAACTTCAACATCCGGCCCGAACTGGCCGGCGGGTACACCGTCGCAGTGGACTGGAACGGTGACGGCGACTTCACCGGCCCGCACGAGGACGTCACCCAGGATGTCCTGTCGAGCGGCCCGGTCACCTTCCAGTACGGCCGCGACCAGGCGCGCGCACTGTCCCCGCCCCGCGTGGGCTCGATCGGCTTCACCCTGTGCAACACCGACGGCGTGTTCTCCCCAGAAAACCCGGGCAGCCCCATCAGCGCGGACGTCTCCCCCGCCGCCCCCATCAAGGTGGAGGAGACGATCGGCGACACCCTCTATCCCCTCGTCCGCGGACGCATCGACACCCTGGAGGTCAGCACCGGCCGCGGCCGGCTCTCGGCGGCCATCACCGCCTTCGACGACCTGTCCCTGCTACGCGGCACGAACATCAGCACCGGCCTCTACCAGGCGCAGCGCACCGGCACTCTCATCGGGATCATCCTCGACGAGGTCGGCTGGACCGGGCCCCGCGACCTCGACCTCGGCGCCACCCACGTCCCGTGGTGGTGGGCCCACAACCAGGACGCCTTCACCCTCCTGGGCGAGCTGTTGCGGTCGGAGGGTCCGCCGGCCATCGCCTACGTCGCCCCTGACGGCACGTTCATCTTCCGCGACCGCCACCACCGCATCCAGGACGCGGCGTCCCTCACCAGCCAGGCGACGTTCGCCGCGGGGGGCCGGGACTGCGACGATCTGCCCGAGGGCGGGCTGACCTACCTCGACGGCCTCAGCTACGAGAGCGGCTGGCGCGACATCGTCAACAGCATCGTGTTCCCTGTGGAGGAGCGGCGACCGGAGGCGGATCTGTCGGTGGTGTGGGAGTCGGGCACGGTGATCTCCCTCGGGCTGGGCGAGTCGGCGACCGTGCAGGTGCAGGCGAGTGATCCGTTCCGGGATGCGCAGCCCCTCGTCGACGGCACGGACATCGTCTACACCGGCACCGGCCTCCCCATCCCGCAACTCTCGCGGACGTCCGGGCAGGCGGTCACCATCACCCTCACCGCAGCCGGAGGCACCGTCGACATCTCCCGGCTGCAACTGCGGGCGAGGTCGGTGCCGGTCGCGCGGACGGTGGATGTGGTGTCCGCGGACTCCACGTCGGTGGCCCGCCACGGCGAGCGCGCCTACCAGGACGACGCGCCGTGGGTGGGCCAGCACGATGCGCTGGCGGTGGCGCGGATGCTGCTGGCGGCGTATGCGGAGCGGCGGCCGACGGTGCAGATGCGGATCGTGTCATCGGACCTGGCGCACCATCTTCAGATCGTGGGGCGCCGGATCTCCGACCTGATCAGGATCCGCAGCGGCGCGCTCGGCATGGACAGCACGTTCCACATCGAGACGATCGAGCACACGCTGGCGCGGATGGCGGGCGACGACACCTGCCCGGGACCCGTGCACTATGCGACGTTCGGGTGCGAGCGGGCGGGCGTGGTGGTCCCGGACAATCCGTTCACATTCGACAAGTCGGGGGCGGGGTTCGACGACGGCGTGTTCGACCCGACCGCGGCGGACAACCCGGACACCGTGTTCATCTTCGACCACGCCACCCAGGGGCAGTTCGACCTCGGCCAGTTCGGCACCTGACCACCCCGGAATGATCATGCGCGGGGGGTGCCTACCGTCCCTCTCATGGCCCAACTCCTCACCACCCGAGCACGAGCCCGGGTCAACCACGGCAGGTGGATCGCCGACTGCCCCCGCCGCTACTGCGCCAACGCCGTCAAGCTCGCGCCGCGGCAGGGCACGTTCCACTGCGCCGGCGAGGGCGGCTGCCAGATGGTCGCCCCGGTGGAGTGGCCGACGGACGCGGAGGAGATCTGGGAGGTGCTGCTGCAGCGGCCGGTACCGTCCACCCGGAACTGGTACCCGCCCGGCCATGTCGAGGCGGTCCGCATGCGCCTGCCGCACGGACAGTCCCCCGCCGACCTGCTGGAGGAAGCTCGCCGCTACGAGGCCGAGGAGGCGGGGTAGGTGGCCTGGTCCGCGCCCATGACTGCGGTCGCCAACAGCACGTTCACGGCCGCGCAGTTCAACCAGTACGTGCGGGACAACTTGAACGAAACCGCACCCGCGAAGGCCACGAGCGCGGGCTCGTACTTCGTTGCCGACGGCGTCAACAGCATCGCCGAACGCTCCCCCCAAGCCACCTCGGTCCTCACCTCCGAAACCACCACCTCCACCACCTTCACCAACCTGGCGACCGTCGGCCCAGCCGTCACCATCGACACCGGCCCCTACGCCCTGGTCCTCACCCACTGCCAGGTCAGCAACTCCGGCACCGGCTCCGCTTACGCCGGAGTCGAAGTCACCGGCGACTCCAGCATCGCCCCCGCCCTCAACCGGGCCGTGAACGTGATCGGCGCAGCAGGCGCCACGGTCGGCGCCAGCACAGCAGTGCTGTACACCGACGGCCTCACCCTCACCCCTGGTTCCAACACCTTCACGATGAAGTACCGGGTGTCCAGCGGCACGGGCACGTTCGCTGACCGGCGCATCATCGTGCTGCCGCTCTGAGGGGGATGACCGTGGCCTGGACAGCACCCATGACCGCAGTGAGCGGCAGCGTCTTCACCGCCGCCCAGTTCAACCAGTTCGTCCGCGACAACCTCAACGAGACGGCACCCGCGAAAGCGACCACCTTGGGCGGGTACTTCGTGACGACGTCCCTCAACGAGATCACCGAACGGGTCGGGGCGCGGCAGACCATCGCCACCTCCGAGACGACGACGTCGACCGCGTTCGATGACCTGACCACCGCGGGCCCGTCCGTCACCGTCACCACCGGAGCTCTGGCGCTGGTGATGTTCAGCGCGGAGATCTCCAACTCGGGGTCGGGGTCGTCTCGGGCCAGCGTGGACGTGTCGGGTGCCTCGTCGTCTGCGGCGGCTGACATCCGGTCGCTGACGGTGTCCGGGTCTGCGGGTGTGCTCGTGCAGGCATCCCACGCCGTGTTCTACGACGATCTCCTGCCCGGCTCGAACACGTTCACGATGAAGTACCGGGTGTCCTCGGGGACGGGCACGTTCCTCCGCCGCCGCATCATCGTGCTGCCCTACTGAGAGGACCGGTCCCGATGGCCACCGTCTGCAAGCTGTACTGCGAAACCCCTCTCGTGATCCCGCCCAGCACGTGGACGCTGGTCACCTTCGACTCCGTGCTCCGCAACGACCACAGCATGGCCCAGGGGCTGTCGCTGATCACGCCTCCGCAGGACGGGGACTTCATCTGGGCCCGCAACCTGCGCTGGGAAGCGCTGACGATCCCCGCGGGCGACACTCGGCCCCGGCAGTTCATGTCCCGGATCATCCGCGACCCGCACGGCATCCGTGACGACACCGGCGCCGACGACCGTGTTGCCACACCGGGCCGGTCGTGGCAGACGGTGGCGTGGCCGTTCAAGGGGAAGGCCGGGCAGCCCGTCGGCGTGGAGGTCTGGCACGACCACCACACCAACGCCACCCTCGGCCACGCCCAGTTCGCCGCCCAGACCAACGACTACTAGAAAAGGAGGCACCGATGGCACCTCCCATGTCCGCGAGCCGGTTCCTCAGACTCCTCCGCGCGGAGGGCATCACCGTCGTCGAGGTCGGCGACTGGACCACCCACAACCGCAACCATCAGGGCCTGTGGGGGCCGGTGCACGGGGTGATGATCCACCACACCGTCACCAAGGGCAGCACCAACACCGTGAAGATCTGCCGCGACGGCTACACCGGGCTGCCCGGCCCGCTGTGCCACGGCGTGATCACCAAGGACGGCCGGGTCCACCTCGTCGGCTACGGCCGCACCAACCACGCCGGCGGCGGCGACGACGACGTCCTCCGTGCGGTCATCGCGGAGAAGGCCCTGCCGCCGGCGAACGAGGCGAACACCGACGGCAACCGGCACTTCTACGGCTTCGAGTGCGAGAACCTCGGCAACGGCGAGGACCCGTGGCCCGAGGCGCAGCTGGACGCGATCGCGCGGGTGTCGGCCGCGGTCTGCCGGCACCACGGCTGGAACGCCCGCTCGGTCATCGGCCACAAGGAGTGGCAGCCGGGCAAGGTCGACCCGCGCGGCTTCACCATGGCCTCCATGCGCCAGCGCGTCGATGCCCGGTTGAACGGCATCACCCACACCGTCGCCCGCGGCGACACCCTGTGGGCGCTGGCCACCCGCTACCTCGGCGCCGGTGCCCGCGCGCAGGAGATCGCAGACCTCAACAAGATCCAGCTCAACAGCGTGCTGACCATCGGGCAGCCGCTGAAGATCCCACCGAAGTAGGGAAACCGTCATGCGCATCACGAGGTACGCCAAGGCCATCGTCGCCGCGCTCGCGGCCGGCGCCGGAACGCTGTCGGCTGCGGTCACCGACGACACTGTCACCGCCGCTGAGGGGTGGGCGGCGCTGATCGCTGTGCTGGGCGCGCTCGGGTTCACCTGGGCCGTCCCCAACAAGCCCGCCACCACCGGAAAGGAAGAGGCATGAGCAGCCCCCTGGAGGGACGGATCCGTCACCTCGCCCGCGAGGAAGCCACCGCAGTCCTGGCCGAGCAGCCGGGCGCGGGCGGTGAGACGGCCGAGCTGAAGGCGCAGGTCGCCGCGCTGACGGCCCGGGTCGAGGAACTCGCGACGGCACTCGCCGCGGCGCCACCGCCGAAGCGGACCACCCGCAGGAGCGCGGAGACCGGGGAGTGAAGGTCCACGTCTACCCCTCCGACAACTTCGGCTGCGGCTCCTTCCGGATGCGCTGGCCCGGCGAAGCGTGCGCCGCAGCCGGGCACGACGTCCAGGTCGTCGCGCCTGCGGACCGGCGGCTGAAGGCCATCGTCAAGCACGGCGACGTCGTCGACGTCCTCGGCGTCGACGACGTCGACGTGATCGTGCTGCAGCGGGTCACCCACATCAACATGGCCCAAGCCGTCGCGATCCTGCGCGCGAAGGGCATCACGGTCGTGGTGGACGTGGACGACGACCTCTCCTCCATCCACCCCTCCAACCCAGCCTGGTCCGTCCACCGGCCCGGGACCGGCCCGCACTCCTGGCACAACCTCGCGCTCGCGTGCCGGAACGCGTCGCTGGTGACGGTGTCCACCCCGGCACTGCTGGACGTGTACGCCCGCCACGGCCGCGGGCACGTGCTGCCGAACTACCTGCCGGACATGTACTACGGGCTGCCGCGTACGGACTCGGATGTGGTGGGCTGGCCCGGCAGCTTCCACTCCCATCCGAACGACCCGGAGGTGGTGGGCGGGGCGGTCGCGCGCCTCGTCGAGGAGGGCGCCCAGTTCGTGATGCGCGGCGACCCGACTGGCGCTGGCAGCGCGTTCGGCCTGCCGGGGGATCCGGTGGGCGGGGCGGTGTCGGTGGAGGAGTGGCCGGCGGCGGTGGCGGAACTGGGGGTGGGGATCGCGCCGCTGGCGGACACCCGCTTCAACGCGGCCAAGTCCTGGTTGAAGCCGTTGGAGATGTGTGCGGTGGGGGTGCCGTGGGTGGCGTCTCCGCGGGTGGAGTACCGGCGGCTGCACGCCCTGGGCGCGGGGGTGTTGGCGGACCGGCCGCGGACTTGGTACCGGGAGGTGAAGCGGCTGCGTGAGTCGCCGTCGTTGCGGGCGGAGTTGTCGGAGGCGGGGCGGGTGGTCGCGGACGGGCTGCGGCTGCGTGATCACGCGTGGAGGTGGATGGCTGCGTGGGAGCAGGCCGTGGAGGTGGACCGGGCCGGGCAACGGGCCGCGGTCCCGGCCTAGTCGTACGGCTCGCAGCGGACGCCGCCGCACGGGGCCAGGTACATGCGTGCCTGGTCCATGTGGCGGGTGACGTCCCACCACTCGTCGTGGTCCTTGTGCAGACACCACGGGAACGGCATCGTCGTCTCGGGCACCGGTCTCTCCCTTGGGTCAGGCCGCGGACTGGGGTAGCGGGGTGGCGGCGATCGGCTGCTCGCGCACGTCACGGATCCACGACATACCGCACGACAGGCACAGCTCGTGCGGGTCCGTGTACACCAGCTCGGTCGACGTGCACAGCGGGCACTTCGCACGCGTACGGACCCGACCGAGTTGCTTGCGCTGGTAGGTGGTGGTTCCGGCCCAGTAGCCCTCCGCGGTGTGGAGCATGGCCCAGGCGAGGCACTGGATACGGGACGGGCAGGTACGGCACCAGCGCTCAGCGGCGGTCGCGGCGTCCTGGTCGGTTTCGACGTCGGGGATGAAGTCGAAGTCCTGGGCGGTGGCACAGGGCGCATTCCGCTGCCAGGCGACGTCGTCGGCGGAGAAGAAGTCGATGGTCTCCACAACAGCCCTCGCTTTCAGGGGCAGGGGGTGCCGTCGGCGACCGACCACACCACGCCGCCGTGCGCACCCAGACACCGCCGGATCCGGCCCGCCGCCTGCAGCCGCTTACACGACAGGAACACGGCGTCCCGCCCACACCCGGCAGCCTGCGCGAGATCGCTGCGGGACGCGACGCCTTGGCCGATGAGCTGGTAAATCGCCTCGTCTCGGGCAGCGACTTCAGGGTCTCTGGGGCGGCCGGGACGGCGGGCAGTCGTCTGCTGCATGACACCCTCGCATTCAGTTGACCGGGCGGCTGAAATTCATTATGCACGCACGCCGTGCGACACCCCGGCCCGGAACGGAATATGCCAGGAGAGCGGGAGACTGCCCCACAAGAAGCACCCCCTCGGAGGCACCACGTGAACCTGCTCATATGGCTCGGCGGCGGCGCCGCAGCACTCCTCACTCTCGGAGCCCTCGCCCGCGGACTGTGGCGCATCAACCGCCGAGTCGTCATCATCGTCGACGCGGTGCAGGAACTCGCCCCCAACGGAGGCCGGTCCATCAAGGACGTCGTCACACGGACCGAACGCAAGGTCGATGACACCGCATCCAAGGTCGACGAGACGGCAAGCAAAGTCGCCGAGACGACGCGGGAACTCTGCGAGCTGAAACGCCGCTTCGACGAACACATCGCCAACAGCTAGCGCGTCAGGCAGCGACCACGCCGGGCGGCCGTCGCTCGGCCGCCGCCCACTCGTCCCGCAGCACCCGGTACCGGGCGCGTTCCTCGTCGGTGAGTGGCCGGCCCCACGCGCCGCGCATGAGTTCCCGGATCTCCGCGTTCACGAGGGCGGCGGGGCGTGCGGAACCAGGGGCCGGGTTGGGGGGCATGGTTCCAGCTTATCGATCACCCGGACGGGGGCCGGTCTCAGGGGCGCGCGCAGACACGACTGCGCCCCGCCCCGGGCAACCCGGGACGGGGGCGTTCGTGCAGGGTCAGCGCTTGTCGCGCCACTTGCGGACGGACATGCGGTCCACCGTCGCCACCCGCGCGAACCCGGCCTCGCTCAGCTGGCCCTCCGCGACGACGGTGCGCGCGGCCTGCTGGAGTGCGGCGGACGCGGCCGAAGCGGCGGCGCGGGCGTCGGAGCGCTGCTTGCCGTAGTCGGCGAGGACGTCCTCTACGGGCTCGGTCATGAGGCGGTACGCGGCGGTGAGGGCGGCGTCGCGTTCGGCCTGGTCGTCGGGGTCGGGGTGGCGGTCCTGGATCTCGTTGGCCTGGTCGAGGAGTTCGGCGAGTTCGTCGCTGTTGAGGCCGTGGTTGTCGCCGAGCCAGGCGGTGAGTTCGGTGAGCTGCATGGTGGTCCCCTCCTGGAGCGCCCCTCGCTCCATCTGTAGACCACACTACAGGCCCCCTGTAGTCCTGTCTACAGGGCATCGCGGAGAACGCTCACCCCTCCGGCTTCTCCGGCAGCTCGGTGACGAAGGTGCCGATGCCCGGCTGCATCTGGGCGAGGCCCGCGTCGCGCAGCTCGGTGAGGACGCGGCGGGCCGTCATCTGCGCGATGCCGAACTCGGCCTGGATCGCGAGGACGCCGGGCAGCTGGCTCCCGGGCGGGTAGGTGCCGTCGGCGATCCGCCGCTCGATGATCTCGTACACCTGCCGCCACCGCGGTACGTCCGGCGCCCAATCCATGATCACGACGCTAGGAGCGCTCGGCTCACCCGGCGAGACGAGATAGCCTGACATGCCTGGCACACCTAGCTAGCTAGGTCTACGCTTCAGGAACGAGATAGCCCCCGCGGCCTGGCCGGGCCCGGGGGTGTGGCCGACTGGTTGAGGAGTCGACATGACTGAGCCTACGCGCGCTCCGGACGCACCCGCCATTCCCGCCCCTGCGCAGCCCGCGTACTCCACCTACGCATGGTGCTCCTGGCACGAGGACTTCTCCGGGACATGCCGCCTGGTGCAGATCATCGAGCTGGGCAGCGCGTTCGGCGGCAGCCTGTTCGCCTGCGCCGCCTGCCGGGCCGAGCACGGGCTGGTGCCCGTGGCGGACCAGCCGTGAGCGCGGACAGCGCGGACAGCGCGGACAGCGCGTACCGGCGCCTCCTGGACCACTCCCTCGCCTGCCGGGAGTGCACCCCGGCCGAGTCCTGCCCGGCCGCCGTCCGCTTGTACCGACGGTGGGCCCACGCCCGCCGCACACACTGAGCCCCCGCTGTCGGCTTCGCGCCGGCGCTGGCAGCGGGGCCCCGGCCCGCCGACGTGTCTACCCCGCCTCGTCGGCGGGCCACCTCACGAGGTCTTCCACCGACACACCCAGGGCATCAGCGGTGAGGAGCAAGTCAGCGAACCTCGGGTCCCGGGCGCCGGCCTCGTACCGCTGGATGCTGCGCCGGTCCATGCCCGTCCGCTCCGCGACCTTGTCCTGCGACAGGCCCGCCGCCCGGCGCAGGGTGGCGATCCTGTGACCGAGCCGCGTTCGGCGTTCAAGGATCCACTCGGGGTACGGGTTGCGACGGTTCGGCACCGGCTAACGGTGGAACTACCTAGATCATCGGGGCAGTACCCAAACGGCAGCGAACTGAGATCTTCGTCCGCCGTAGGCGGGTGGCACGTGCCACTGCCCCCGTGAGCGGGGTTGAGGTAGGCGGCATCGCGCGAGGTGCGCCGTCCCGTCCAGACGACGGGGCCTCACCCTGGAGCCGCCCTCTGGCCCCTTCGGGCTGGGGGGCGGTGCCATACTGGCGTGGAGGCGTGGAACGGTATCGCGCCTGGCCGGAGAGGGAGTTGGATAGGCCAAGCGCCTTCCATTAATTCGCTCAACACCGACCAGCAACAACGCAGGTCGGGACATCGCTTAAACCCGAACACCTTCTAAGCGCTTGGCCGCAGGTTCGAGTCCTGCCGGGGGCGCAAACACCCTCCCACCAGGAAAAACCTCGAAGAGGGTCACGGGCACCCACCAAGCACATCGTTTATACGCCAAGCGCGTTCACATTCCGCTACCTTCTCTGTACCGGCCGCCGGAGAGAAGGAGCCCGCCCATGGCTTACGACATCGGCCCCCTCGCCGCCTCCTGGGTCCGCTCACTGCGAGCCCGCAATCTCAGCCACAACACCGAACGGATCTACTCCCGCGCGGCCGAGCAGCTCCGCGCCTACCTCCTGGCGTATGAGCCCACCGAGGCAGACGGGCGGCCCGCACCGACAGCCCTCGAGGGAGCCCATGGCGTCCACCGGGAGCACATCGAGGCGTACATCGCGCACCTCATCGCCAAGACCAGCCCCGGCAACGCGCACCAGCACTTCCGCAGCCTGAAGACCTTCTTCAACTGGCTCGTCGACGAGGAGGAGTTGGACCGGTCCCCCATGCGGACCATGAAGGCGCCGGCCCTCCCCGAGGTTGAGGTGCCGGTCATCCCCGGAGACGCGCTGAAGAAGCTCCTCTCCGCGTGCAAGGGGAAGGAATTCGAGGCCCGCCGGGATACGGCGATCATCATGATGTTCCTCGACACCGGCGCCCGGTTGAGCGAGCTGACGGAGCGGACGCAGGACGCGCTCGACCTGGACCTGAACGTGCTGCACGTGATGGGCAAGGGCGGCCGGGAGCGGCCGGCCCCGTTCGGCCGGGCTTCCGCTCTGGCGATGGACCGCTACTTGCGGGCCGCGGTCAAGCACGTGGGGCGGGCTCTGGAGCCTGGGGACCCGCTGTGGTTCAGCGTGAAGCGCAAGGATGCGCTGACGATCTGGGGGGTGGGGACGATGATCGAACGGCGGTGCAAGGATGCCGGGTTGCCGCACATTCATCCGCACCAGTTCCGGCACACGTTCGCTCATCTGTGGAAGGTGAACGGCGGGAACGAGGATGCTCTGATGCGGATCATGGGGTGGCGGTCGCGGCAGATGCTGTCTCGGTATGGGGCGTCGGCCGGCGAGGAGCGGGCGCGGCAGCAGCATCGGGAGTTGTCGCCGGGGGACCGGCTGTAGGTCTGGGCGGAGAGGGGGCCCGGTCGGCGCTTCGGGCTCTCTCTCCATCCGGCGGGCGCTGTTCGTCAGGGCGTGGTGTGCAGGACGCGGAAGCCGCCGCGTACGAGCCGGGGTTCGCGGGTGCAGAGCCAGGCGAGTGCGGCGGCTTCTTCGATTTGCTGGGGGTCGTAGGCCGCTCGGACCTTGTCCCCCTGAACGGTGTGCATGACGGGTACGCCGTCGGTGAGGTTGGCGCGTTCGAGATGCACTGTCACGTGACCCCCTTATCCCGCTTGTGCTGCCCCGAGACATGCCGGATTAGCACGCACGTTCGATATGCGCGAGGTCACGACACTCTATGTCGAAGAGTCATATTCACGCAGCATGCAGTCGAGGTTGACCACCCGATGTGCCGAACTGTGACGGCGTGTTCGAATGCAGCTACTCTCCGGACGTCTCCGCCCATCGGCGCGCAATCTCCCCTTCGGGGGTGCCTGGCCGGGCATCGAGCCGCAGCATCAGGGACGCCGGGGCATCACCCTCCAGCTCCTTCTCGGTGTACCCGATGAGCTGGAGGTGGGCCGCTGCGCCGACGACTTCGCGCGGAATCCCGAGGCCCGCAGCTATGGCACCCACCAGCTCGGGAGTGATGCTGTAGGTCTGGCCGGCCACGATTTTCCCGATCAGGCCCGTGCTCGGCTGATAGCGGCTCTCGGGGTCGACGGCCTTCTCTCGGAACGCGGCGACGGTCATCTTCTCTGGGCCGGTGTGCGTGCCGACATGCTGTTGCACGAGCTCGGTCAAGGCGTCGCGCTGCTGCGCCATTGTGTGCCTCTTTCCTCTGGTGTCCCAGGACGTGTGCCGGTCATCGCGGCAACGTCGCAGGTCAACCAGTACAACCTTCTGCCCGACGCGCATCATTGTCCATGAATACGGATGTGGATGATACGGCGCTCAGGGGCTTGGCCGAATCTTCACCAATGCGCGGGCGCAAGAGAGATGGACACCGCTCATGCCGTGTGCTTAGCTATCCACATCCACGAACGTGGATAACCCGCAAGGAGAGCCGTGCCCGAACAACGCCTTGAACTCACCGACAGCGACTTGCTCCGCAAGCTCATGCAACGAGCCCCCGGAGGCCCGCTCAGCGTGAGGGCACTGGCCAGGAAGGCCGGCATCTCCAAGACCCGGGTGGACGACCTCCTCCACGGCCGGTACGCCACGGTCGCTGAAGAGGTTGCGACGCGGATCGCGGAACTCCTCGGCGTCCACCGGGACGCTCTTTTCATGACCAGAGCATCCACGTCCATGGATGCGGATGAGGGAGGATCTAGTGAACACGGACGAGCGGTCGATGCGGATGCGTATCGCCTCGTACAAGAGCTGGGCGAACACGGTGGACCGTCCCGCCCGCACGGCGGCCGCACGCAAGGCGTCGCACCACGACCGGTTCGTCAAGCAGGCCCGCGAGATGCACCCGAACGCCACCGACGCGCAGGTCGCGAAGGCGGCTGAGGCGCTGAAGAAGGCGCACTACACCGAGTTGGCCGCGCGGTCGGCGGCGACGCGCCGCATCAAGAGCCGGCTGAAGGCGGAGGCGAAGGCGGAGCGGATCGCCCGCGAGCTCGCCGAGGCCGACGACTCGGCCGCCTGACTCCCCTCTGAACGCGCCGAGGGGCCGCCCGACTTGCCCGTCCCGGCGACCCCCGACTCGGCGACACCCCACCCAACACAGAAAGCGAGGCGTTCGCCTTGAGTACGAATCCTAGTGGCCTCCCCGGCCCGTCCTTCCCCGTCCTGACGCTGCCGGAGGCGCCTCTGCCCGACGCGGCGGCGGGGCCGTCGGTTCAGCTCCGTAGCTACATGGCGGCTGTGTCCGCGCTGGAGCACATGTTGAGCACCGCGCCCGTGCTGCCGGGGTCGGTGGAGGTCCGCGTGTACGGCTTCGCGCCGGGCCGTCCGAGTCTGCACCTGCACTGCGACTCGGTCGCGGATGTGGAGGCGTTCGGTCGGCACTTCGGCGCGTATGTGACGTCGCGTCCGCATCGGGATGAGCCGGGTAGCGACGTGTACACGTCGGCGGTGGGTGAGTTCCGTGGTGTGCCGTTCACGGCGTGGATGCTGACGGCTGCGCAGGTGGCGGCGTGAGCGAGCAGCCGATCACGGATCTGTCGGAGGCGGTGCGCGCGTTGGGTGCGCTGCCGGTGCCGGTCGGGCCGGAGCCGCAGGCGCCGGGTGCGACCGACGAACTGGCCGCGTTCCGGGCGTTGGAGCTGGGTGCCCTTGACGGCCGGGTGTCGGCGTCGTGCGGGCAGCCGCACCACCCGACGTGGCTCCGGCACAAGGACGACTCCCGGGGCTGCCCGTGGTGTGCGGTGGACGGGGCGCACGAGGACGCTATCGGCGCGAACCTGGCTCGCTGGGAGGAGGAGCAGGAGAACCGGCGCCTGTTTCTGGCGTGGGGTTCCGCGCGGATGCGTTCGCGTCGGAAGAACGAGGCGCTGAAGAAGCTGCGGGCTCGGATCACCGAGTTGGAGGCGGAGCGGCACTCGACGAACGAGGCACTGGACGACGCCGTGCAGGAGCTGCGGGCGCGCGGGCGGGAGTCGCGCAAGGTGTTCGCCGAGCGGGCCCGTGAGGGTTCGTCGGGTGCCCGGACCGTGTACCGGATGCTCGCCGAGGACGTGGCGGACGGGGAGCACTACCCGGCCGTGCACCACGACTACCGCGCGGGCCGGGACCTGCCCGAGACGGGCGGTGCCCGATGAGCGTCCGCTTCGAGGAGCCCGCGCACCACGCCCTCCGCTCCGCTGAATCCCTCACCGAGTTCACCACCGCGCTGCGGGCCCGCCCCGGCCGGTGGGCGCTCCTCGGCCAGTACGGCACACCGGGCGTCGCCTCGACGGTGGCCTACGACATCCGTAAGGGCCTCATGCCCGCCTTCGCGGGCGGCGGGTTCGAGGCGGAGGCGCGGTCGATGCTCGGCGAGTACCGGGTGTACGTCCGGTACGTCGGCCAGGCGGGCGGTGCCCGATGACCGCCCTGGACTGCGTGTTCTGCGGGCTGCTGCTGCTCGCCCTGGCGCTCGTCCTGAGCTGGCTGGACGTGCCGGTCCTGGCCGCGCGGGTCCTCGCCCGGGTGCGTCGGCCGCGGCTGCCGCACTGGGCGCGGCACGGGCACCTGCCGGACGACGATCCCGGCCCGGTGTCGGTGGGTGCGGCGATCCGGCACCCCTCCCACGCCGCCACCCGCCGACACCGGGCCGGGATCGTCG